CGAATGAAATAGAAGTTCCAGAGGAGTTAACTTACAAGGGACAGTTTATGCAGTTACTTGAGGCATTTTGTCATGGGAGAGTTCAAGCACAATCAGCAGAGGAACTTTTGGTTGGCAAACCCTGGATTATGGATGGATTTGTTTATTTTAAGGTTGATTCATTTATAGAATTTTTAAGACAAAAAGGGTTTACACATTATTCAAAAGGTCAAATACAAGAGAGAATTAAAGAAATTAATTCTGGAGGTAAATGTAGCGATTCAAAAGCATTTAGAACAACAGATGGTAAGTGGAAAACGATTCGTGTTTGGTGGATACCTGAAGTAAAAGAAGAAGTAAATATTCCAAAGGTTGAATTTGAAGATGAGGTTCCGTTTTGATAGACATGATTGTAGCTTTTTGCATTGTAATTAAAGAACAACCAAGACATTTGGGAGGAGAGTCTATTTGTAATTTTTATAGTCCAAAGATTGAATTTAAAACACGGGAAGAATGTGTTGGCGATAAAACAATGGTCGTTGATTGGTTTAAAGATGAAGCAAAAACATTATTTCCTAAAGCAACAAGAATTGATGCAACGGCAGTTTGTCATGAATCAAAATAAAGATAAAATACATGCAATTCCTATTAGTGTAAAAGAAGCTAATGAGTTTGTTTTTAATTTTCATAGACACAACGATCCCGTAATAAATTGTAGATTTGCAATTGGTGCTGGTCAAAGTGGTAAATTAGTTGGAGTAGCTATCATAGGCAATCCAATCGCTAGATTGTTGAATGATGGTTTTACTATGGAAGTATTAAGAGTTTGTACAAACGAAAATAGTCCAAAAAATACATGTTCTTTTTTGTATGGTCGTTGTTGGAGAATATGGCAACAAATGGGAGGTTTAAGAATGGTTACTTACACTTTACAATCAGAACCTGGGTCTAGCTTAAAAGGTGCTGGATGGAAAATTAAGGGAGAAACTAAACCAAGTAAAGGCTGGTCAAGAAAAGATAGAGATAGAAAATGGCAACCAGTTTATGGACAAATGAAGTTTAGATGGGAAATAGAATGAAAGAAACTGCTATTTACGGACCTCCAGGTACGGGCAAAACTACAAAGTTATTAGAGATAATGGAGAATGCTATTGCCGAAGGTACGAATCCAGAGAGAATAGCTTTTTTATCTTTTACAAAGAAAGCTGCTCAAGAGGCAATTGACAGAGCTTGTTTGAAATTTAATTTAGATCAAAAATATTTTCCACATTTTAGAACTTTACATTCTCTTGCTTTTCGTTGGGTAGGAATGAAAACTGAAGATGTTATTAAACCACCCGACATGAGATTTCTTGGAAAAAAATTAGGAATTATTTTTCAAAAAGAGGAGAAAATAAATATTGAAGAAGGGGATTTGTATAATCCTGGAACAAGTAATGGCGATAAGTATTTTTATATAATTAACATGTCTAGATTAAAACAGACAGATGTTATGGCAGAGTTTGATGCTTTTGGCGATATGAGTTTACACAGACATTACTTACCTGTGGTTAAAAAAGCATACGAAGATTATAAAAGAATACATCAAAAGATTGACTTTACTGATATGTTGTTAGAATTTTTAAAACAAGGAACAGGTCCAGATTTAGATCTTTTAATTGTAGACGAGGCACAAGATTTAGTTCCAATACAATGGTCAATGGTCAAGGAGTGTTTGTTACCTAATTCTAAAAAAGCTTACTATGCTGGAGATGACGATCAATGTATTTTTAATTGGGCAGGTGCAAACGTAACTGATTTTTTGCATTCAACACAAAACTCAATTGTTCTTGATCAATCGTATAGAGTTCCTTACTCTATTCATAAGGTAGCAGAAAATATTATAAGAAAGGTTACTACCAGAAAGCAGAAAGATTGGAAACCTCGTGAGGAAGAAGGTCTTGTTTCTTTTTATTTTGATATAATGGATATTAACTTTAATGAAGGCGAATGGTATATACTTGCAAGAACAAATAGAATACTACACGAGATTTCTAAAAAACTTGAGGATGAAGGTTATTTCTTTTGGAGAGAAGGCACAGGTTGGTCTGTGTCTGAAGGGATTATTAATAGTATACAAACATGGATTCAATTGTGCAAAGACAAAAGTTTAAGTGTTCAACAGTGGATAGAATTTTCAAGGAAAACCAAAAAAGGAATTATTGGTCATGGTGGAAAAAAGAAAATAGAACAGTTAGATCCAGAAAATACTTACACTTTAAATGATTTATTAAAAAGTGAGATAGGATCTATTTTGAATTTAGATAAAGAAATGAAGTGGTATGAAGTTGTTAATGTAACAGATAATCAACGAATTTATATAACATCGGCTCGTAGACGGGGAGAGTATATTCTCACAAAAAAACCGAGGATTCGAATATCAACGATACATAAAGCTAAAGGTGGAGAGGCAGACAATGTTGCTTTAATTCTTGACTCCCCTAAGGTTATAAAAGAAAAAGGAGACAACGATAGCGAACATAGAGTTTTTTATGTTGGTGCTACTCGTGCTCGTAAAAGTCTACATATCGTAGAAAGCAAAGATGAGAATGGATATATCATATGAACAGAGAACAAATACTAAAAAAAGCGATAGAGCTAATTAACATAGATAGAGCAGAGGATTATGGACCTGCTTATGAGAATCATAAAAGAGTTGCTGAATTATGGTCTGTGGTTTTTGGAATTAAAGTTACAGTTTTTCAAGTTGTTTTATGTTTGATTCTTTTGAAAATAGCTAGATTAATATACTCTCCTTCTAAAACAGATAGTTGGATTGATATTGGAGGATATACTGGTCTCGGTGGAGAGTTTGTAGAGAAAGAAAAAAATGACAAATAAAAATCATCAATATCATTTTTTAGATCAAGACATAAAAGATATGTCTTGGGGTAACATTGACCTTGATTGGTCTCCCCCAAACACTTTTCCTGACTTAACCAAATCTTCAAGAATTGCAATTGATTTAGAAACGAAAGATCCAAATTTAATTAAGTTAGGGCCTGGTTGGTGTAGAAAAGATGGACATGTTATTGGTATTGCAATCGCTGCGGGAGACTTTCAAGGATATTATCCAATAAGACACTCCTCTGGAAATTTAGACTCAAAACTTGTTCTTAGATGGTTAAAAGATCAAATGAACACTCCAGACATACCAAAAGTTTTTCACAATGCATTGTATGATTTAGGTTGGTTAAGGGCAGAGGGAATAGAAGTAAAAGGTTCTATTATAGATACCATGATTATGGCTCCGTTAATTAATGAAAATAGAAGGTTCTATAATTTAAATAGTTTAGTGTCTGACTATTTACAAGAGTTTAAGAGCGAAAAAACTTTAAGAAGTGCTGCTAATGAGTTTGGAGTAGACCCAAAAGCAGAGATGTATAAATTACCTGCAAAATATGTTGGAGCATACGCAGAAAAAGACGCAGGAGTTACACTAAGATTATGTGACCATTTGATGCCTATTTTAGAAAAAGAGGAATGCGTTAGTATTTTTAAATTAGAGTCATCTTTGATACCCGTTATTTTAGATATGAAAACAAGAGGTGTAAGAGTAGATGTGGATGAAGCCGAAAAAACTAAGAAGCAAATGGCTCAACAAGAAAAAAAGTTACTTGATGAAATAACTAAGGACACTGGCATAGCGATTGAACCTTGGGTCAGCACATCTATAGCAAAGGTCTTTGACTTTTTTGGACTTCAATATTCTCGCACAGAAAAAAGCAGGTCGCCCTCTTTCACAAAACAATTTCTTTCTAATCATTCTCATCCCGTGGCAAAAAAGATTGTGAAAATTAGAGAACTTAATAAAGCGAATACAACTTTTGTTGAGACAATTTTGAATCATGCTCATAATGGTCGTATACATTGTGATTTTCATCCTCTCCGAACTGATGATGGTGGAACTGTAACTGGTCGTTTTAGTTCTAGTAACCCTAATTTACAACAAATACCATCTAGAGATTTAGAAATCAAGAAAGCAATAAGAGGATTGTTTATTCCAGAAGAAAAATGTAAGTGGGGTTCTTTTGATTATGCATCCCAAGAGCCAAGATGGTTAGCTCATTATTGTGCGAATGCTGGAGAAAGTTACAGACATTATTTAATAGATGAAGTAGTAACCATGTATAAGGAAGGAAAAGCAGACTTTCATCAAATGGTTGCTGATATGGCAAAGATTAGTCGTAAAGAAGCTAAGACTGTGAATCTTGGAATTATGTATGGAATGGGTCGTAAAAAATTAGCCGACACTTTAGCTATAACTGAAGAAGAAGCAATTGAATTGTTAAACACATATAATCAAAAAGTTCCTTTTGTAAAAGATTTGGCAACAAGGGTATCAAATTTTGCTCAAGAGAAAGGTATGATTAGAACACACTCTGGAAGAAAATGTCGTTTTGATATGTGGGAGCCAAAAGGATTTGGTGTTAAAAGAGCATTACCTTTAGAACAAGCCGTAAAAGAATATCAAAATATTCAAAGAGCATTTACATATAAAGCTTTAAATAGATTGATTCAAGGTTCAAGTGCAGATCAAACTAAAAAGGCAATGGTCGATTGTTACTCGGAAGGGTTATGTCCTATGTTAACAGTGCATGATGAATTGTGTTTTAATATTGAAAATGATGAACAAGTTAAAAAAATAAAAGAAATTATGACAACATGTATTCCAGACCTTAATATTCCCTTTGAGGTTGATGTAGAATTAGGTCAAAACTGGGGAGAAGTTGGTTAAACCTATGTTTTTTAAACACAGAACAAATTACTTATTCTTAGGATGTAATCATACACGGACACTTTGTTTCGCCTCTCTGTGAGCTTCTGAGAGCCTAGTTTTTTTGAAATCATAGCAAAAAAGCCTATAAACAATGTCTATAAGCTTTTTTGTGTTTTCTAAATAATCAACTTAAAGGAGTGCCACATGAGTAATCATGTAAACACAAGTTAAGTTTATATTATTAAAATAAAAGAATCAAGTATTTTCTATCTTACATACGTTTCGGCACGGGTTTACAATATGCAAGAATTTTGCCTGTTTTACCTTCTTTTAACGGAATGTTGGGTTGTTCTGTTAATCTTTCTGCAAAGTATAGACATCTATTTAAATCTTTAAATCTTTGTGTTTGATTTACAATATTTTCGTCTATCATAAATATAAGAAGAAATTCTATCATTCATCTTTTGTCTTCCAAAAATATTCATCTGTATCTCCCAGTCTAAACTTTTGACCATTCTCGACTTGATACTCCATTGTGCTGACTTTAAAATCTGGTTGCAAAGGTTTGTCTGGAGTTAGAGAATTATCATAAACACGCATTCTATTGTTTGGATACAAACAAAATTGACCATTATCTAATTCTAATAAATTATGTGACTTGTGTTCTGCTGGTTTTTCACTGGTTGAATAATCTACAGTGTTTATATCCTCGTGGTAATTGTCTATTGTAGAAATGTAAGATCCTTTTATTAATCCATGGTCTCTGGTAAATACTTCAAAGTCCATAGAAGCTATAAAGTTTTTAGTGATAGACACCACACCATAGTCCATACAATTCCAAAACTGAAGATTGTATAAATCCATATCTGGATTCGGGGTAGTTGGTTCAGAAACAAATGCAGAAATAGGTAACTTATCATAAAGAGCACCATAATCGGGAAGATAAGTTTCCAAATAAAAAGCTCTGCCAGGGATAGATTTTGCGGCAACCCAAACACCTTTAACAAATTCTCCATAACCATCCTCATGATCTCTTAAATATTCTTTTCTAACCCAAACATCAATTGAAGGTAAATTACAAATTAAAGTAGACATTATGAAGTGCTGAATTTTTTACTAGCATCTTTATTTCTTGGATAGGATCTATTCTTTGATGCGGATACGACTTTTAATTTACTATTTTTATTTAACGCATTGCCACCAACATGATGGACATCTTTACCATCACCTTTTTTAACTTTGCCAAGCTTCATCATTTTTCTTCTAGCAGCGTTACGATTGACTCTTTTTTTTCTGCGAGATTTAGATTCTATCGCATATTCTCTTTGATAATTTCTCGTGTATCCCATTAGTGTAGCATTTCCTTTGGTATTTTCCCTATTTGAACTATTGGCTCTGAACTAAAGTGGTCTTGATAATCACCAAAAAAATCAAATCTTCTTGTCACTGTCTCTCTAACGAGCATGTCATTTTTTATTTTAAATGTAGTAAATTGTTGCATTAAAACTTCTTTGCCATGATCTTTTTCAACTGCCTGTTTTAATGGACCTTCTTTCATACAATCAAACCTTTTCTATAACCATTCGTTCTGTCATAAGTTAAAACATCTTTTCTATTAGAATCAACATCAACAAAAGAAACATGCACCCATCCAGAACTAGGTTCTCCAGTATAGCACTCTAAAATTAATTGGTCAAAATTTGTGTTATCTTGAATCCATTTTGCTAACACAGAATTATCAACTCCTGGTATTTCTATGTCCGCCGCTTCGCCTTTTGCATGTTGACTGTTGGCGTTTGAACCAATTGCCTCACACAAAGCAACACTGCGATATCCAGAATTTATCATAATTGGTTTATCAAATTGATACCTAACGGATTCTAATACTGATTCACACAAAGCTTTCATTTTTTCTATGTGTTCTTCATTAGGTGTATTATCTATTCCTTTTCTTTCTGCCGTTTGTGATTTGGTAAACTCTGTTAAACTAAAATGTTTTGATAACTTCACTGATTTCTCCTTTGTGCTATTTGCATATTTTTGGCAGCTTCAATTGGGTTACTGCCTAGTAAAGAAACTAAAGATGAATTTATTTGTTGTCCAGTGTTTAAGTTACTCGTTTGTGCAGGAACAGTGGTTACTGGTTGCTTAGTTCTTGTAAAAGGAATAGGTCTTTCTTTTTTTTCTACTGAAGTATCTTCTTTTTTATCAACAGACTTTGCAGTAAACTTTCTTTTTCTTTGTTCTTGTATAAATTTACTTATTCGTTCTTTTGGATATTCACCTATAGTTCCTTCTCTTCTCATTGC